GAGTACGAAGTTGCACAGCTCAGTCAGATCCTTCAGGTCATCCCGCCGGAGTCACCGGCACACGGGGCGATCGTCAAGGGTATCATCGACCACCTCAACGTGTCTAACCGCGAGGAGTTGATAGCCGCGATAGAGCAGGGCAGTCAGCCAGATCCCGCCGCACAGCAGGCGGCACAGCAACAACAGCAGATGCAGATGGCCGTCACACAAGGCCAGATACAGCTACTCAACGGACAGGCCGCAGAGTCTCAGGCACGTGCTCAAAAGTACGCGGTCGAGGCACAGCTTGCCCCGCAAGAGGTCACGCTCAAGTACGCCGATCAGGACAACGACGGCGCTGTTGACGATGACTTCGAGAAGCGCATCCGGCTGTCGGAGCTGTTGTTAAAAGAAAGAGAACTGGAATCAAAAGAAAGAGAGGGAATGGCTAAGGCACAGGCACAAGCCGCGCCGCCGTCCATCCCGCAATAACTAAGTCGGGCGCACCTCCGGGTGCGTCCTCTATTATCTCAGGAGCGATAATGACAGTTAACTTACGTACATATGAGAATGGCTACTACGGCTACATGAACGACCACGTTCGTGAAGCTCTTGGTGAGCTACAGGAGGCAGGCGGAGTCAGAGCCGTTCTAGCCACCGCCTCTCAACTAGCATCTATCGAAGAGCCAAAGGCTAAAGACCTAGCGGTAGTACTGGACGAGCAACAGCTCTACGCCTACAACGAAGCATCCGCCAACTGGGTGTCTGTAGGGGCGAGCCAGTCAGTACTGCAACAGCTCATCGACGGATCATTCGACGGCGGGGTCACCACCCTGCTCAGCACCAACGTCAACGTCTATGCAGACGGGGCCGCTGGTGTACCTGACCCACTGAACATCACTTCAGGCTGGCACTTCAAGAACACCGCTGACCTGACTAACAAGATTAACTGGTACTACGTATCAAATAGCAACCCCGCTGTAACTATGACGTTGTCTAACCTGACGGCACAGTATGCAGTGGTGGACGTACGTGCGGCTGGCGCACCTTATTTCATCGTCTACACGAAACCTGCCGGTGATGGTAGCGACGCCGCCCCTTGGTATCGATCGCGGAAGGTCTACGCCCCCGCTGGATATGATCTGACTTCGTATGTAGGTCAGACCGTATTCATGCATTGGGGTGTAGATACAGGGGACTTCCCCTCTCTTCCGCGCGTCGAGTGCACGTTAGACAGCTTCAGCACTGTAGGCCCGCAGGATGTCACAGAGGAAGTACTGGTAGGGAACATCAGCACGTCCACCAGCTACCCCGCTGGAACCTACGACTTTGTCGTTAGTGACTTGGGCTACGAGTTCAACACCGCAGACGTACAGTACACCCTGTCCGCTCCTACGGCCAGCGACGCTCCGGCCACTCTGGACGAGGCGTTCGTTCGTATGGACGGTGTCAACGACTACATCTCACTTGACGGCACCGGGTCCATCATGGACTACACCGCCACGTGGACTGTCGGTCTGGAGATCGTCGAGCTTCCGTCTGTCACCACAGACAACAAGTTCATGACTCTGTGGCGCTCAGGTAACAACGGCATCTCACTGCGTCGTGGAGGAACCAACTGGGGCTTCTACGTGGCTAACGGCTACAACTCTGTAGCACAGGCCAACACGTGGTACGCTCCGTCGGCAGGGTCTCGCATCCTCGTCGAGTGTGACGGCACCAAGATCAGCTACTGGCTGGACGGCGTACGTCGGTCACACACCACCATGAACGCTACACACCGCGACAACACCTCGCACGTAGTCAACAGCATCGACTTCGGCAAGGGCGGCATCGCCTTCGGTCAGGGTACTTACCAAGACTTTGAGGGTGGCGTAGACAATCTGCTGTTCACCAACAACATCCTGTCCTCTGCCGAGAAGGCTGAGTGGTTCGCAGGCGGTGATGTAACAGCCCACAGCTACTACACAGCGGCTCGAGACTTCGTACCATGCGGTGAGGGTGTATTCCCCAACGTGGTGGGCGAGAAGAGCAACGTAACTGGTAGCCTTGTCAACGGCACATCTGACGACTTCGTGGAGCGTACATAATGAGTAAGAGATACTTCGTTGTGCGGAACGTATCCGCAGTTAAAGACGGCGTACAGGTAGCAAGCGGAACAGTACCGGGGACTTCTCCGGCGCTGTTCACTAGTGGCAACACCACGTCAGGCGACTGGTACTTCTACAAGGTTCCTGCTGAGGGTGAAGCCCCGACAGGCGCCGAGGTGCATGAGCTGACTGTTGAGGAGGCCCGTCTGGTAGTTCAGTCGGAGCTGTTCAACGGTGGCACCACCACCAACGAGTTCATCGCCAAGGAGCAGGAAGTAGCACAGATGCTCCGAGCGGAGTTCATGGTGGCACAGGCCGCACTGGACATCGCCACAGCCGAGGCACTGTTCACGGCGCTGGAGCCTACGTCGCACGCACTGTCGGCTGGCTCACTGAACATCGCGTACTTCCGCTTCAACAACTCCGCAGTAGATCAGGCGACCAAGGATGCATTCAACCCCTTGTTCGAATCTTTCTTCTGCAAATTCCCAAGGAACTTAACATAAGGAGCGGTCATTGGACGCGTATCAACAATACATACATAAGTCAAGGTACGCACGCTACCTGCCAGAAGAACAGCGACGGGAGTCTTGGGAAGAAACCGTCGACCGATACGTCGGGTTCTGGCAGGAGCGGGACCAGATTAGTGAAGAAGAAGCAGAGCAGATCCGAGAAGCCATCGTAGCCCTAGAGGTAATGCCCAGCATGCGGGCTATGATGACGGCGGGAGAGGCTCTTAAGAGAGACAACGTAGCTGGCTTTAACTGCTCCTACCTACCCATCGACCATCAGAAGAGCTTCGATGAGCTGATGTACATCTTGCTATGCGGAACCGGCGTAGGCTATTCTGTAGAGCGTCAGTACATTACTAAACTACCGGAGGTTGCGGAAGAGTTCCATGCCACAGACACAGTTATTAATGTTGCAGATTCGAAGATCGGATGGGCGAAATCGTTTAGGGAACTGGTATCACTGCTGTATTCAGGTCAGCTTCCCCGGTGGGACGTTAGTCGAGTACGAAGTGCGGGTTCCCCGTTACAAACTTTCGGAGGCCGTGCAAGCGGTCCAGAGCCTCTCGTCGAGCTGTTCACATTTACAACAGAGTTGTTTCAGGGAGCGGCTGGAAGAAAGCTTAGCTCGATTGAATGCCACGATCTCTGCTGTAAGATAGCCTCATGTATTGTAGTGGGAGGGGTCAGGCGTTCGGCGCTCATCTCCCTCTCCAACCTGACAGATGACAGGCTACGGCGGAGCAAGCACGGGCAGTGGTGGGACGAGAACCCCCAGCGTGGGCTGGCTAACAACTCAGCCTGCTACACCGAGAAGCCGGACTTCGAAGCCTTCCTCAACGAGTGGACCAGCCTCTACGAATCTCGCTCAGGCGAGCGTGGGGTGTTCTCTCGGGTGGCTAGCCAGAAGCAGGCGGCCAAGAACGGCAGGCGCGACGCGGAGCATGAGTTCGGTACGAACCCGTGCAGTGAGATCATCCTCCGTCCCTACCAGTTCTGCAATCTGTCAGAGATTGTGGTACGCCCCGACGACACTCTGGACACGCTGAAGGAGAAGACACGGATAGCCACCATCCTCGGCACGCTACAGGCGACGATGACGGACTTCCGCTACCTGCGTAAGATCTGGAAGGACAACACCGAGGAGGAAGCCCTGCTGGGTGTCAGCCTCACCGGCATCATGGATCACCCCCTGCTGTGCGGGCGCGGTGATAACGAAGAGCTAAAGCGATGGCTGACGGAGATGCGGAATGAAGCTATCACCACCAACGAGAAGTGGTCCCGAAAGCTGGGCATTAAGCAGTCGACCGCTATATCGGCGATTAAGCCGAGCGGTACTGTTAGTCAGTTGGTTGATAGTGCAAGTGGCATACACCCAAGGTACAGCGAGCAATATGTACGGCGGGTCAGGGCGGACGGTCGTGATCCGTTGTGTACCGTCCTAGAGGCCGCAGGCGTCCCGTCAGAGGACGATATGATGAACCCCAGTACCAAGGTATTCGCCTTCCCTATCGCCTCACCAGAGGGCGCTGTGACGGCCTCAGACATGGGTGCGATGGAGCAGTTGGAATTGTGGGAGTTGTACCAAGACTATTGGTGCGAGCATAAGCCCTCGATGACCTGCTACTACCGGGATCACGAGTTCCTAGAGGTAGGGCAATGGCTGTACAATAAGTTTGACAAAGTAAGTGGTATATCCTTTTTACCCTACTCAGACCATACGTACCAGCAAGCCCCTTACACTCCTGTCTGTGCCGAGGCGCTGGCGGAGTTGAAGGACGGCTTCCCCACCGAGATCGACTGGGACATTAACGAGCGATCGGACATGACCGAAGGTGCTCAGCAGTTGGCCTGCGTTGCGGGTAGCTGTGAGCTATAGGAGTTCTAATGCCAACTAAGAAACCAGCCAAGGGCAAGGCCAAAGTTAAGGTCACGTCCAGCGGTAAGAAAGTAAGCTATGGTCAGGCCGGTAAGGCCAAGGACGGTAGTAAAAGAGTACAGCCGGGAACCAGCAAGGGCGACAGCTATTGCGCTAGGTCGGCAGGCATCAAGAAAGGTCTTAGCAAGAAGAAGGCCAACGACCCCAACACACCTAACAATCTGTCGCGCAAGCGGTGGAAGTGCAAGGGATCGAAATCAACTAAGTAACCATGACCTCAAGGAGATAATCATGATGACGCCAGTAACACAAGATAAGTTCGACGAGTTGGTAGCATCCACTACCAAGTATCTGCAAGACCTGATTAACAAGACTGTAGATCTGGAGAATAGAGTAGCCGCGCTGGAAGCCAAGAAAGCGCCGAAGGTGGCTAAGGATGACTGATACTTACTTCGACGACGCCCGTACTATGTTTATGACGGATGGCTGGCGTACGTTCCAAGAGGAATTAGACGAAGCTATAACCACCTGCACCCTCGAAGCCTGCAACTCCACCGAGGAGTTCTGGGAGATGAGGGGTCGGGTGAAGGTATTACGGCAGTTAGCTGGGTATGAGAATGCCCTGCTGGCGGCAGAGGAGCAGGCAGATGCGTAAGATTATGGACGTACGTTGCTCCTCGTGCAACACGGTATTTGAAGAGTTTGGCAACCTCGACGACGCTTTCCGGTGCGGCGAGTGCGGAGGGGAAGCCAGACGAATCATCAGCCCAGTTCGGTGTTCGCTTGATGGTACCTCGGGAGACTTTCCGGGTGCCGCGATTAAGTGGGCGCGCGATCACGAACGACGGGCTAACTGAAGCGGCAACTCCTCTAGCCGGGAATCGCTTTTAACTAAACCATCCTCCCTATCAGGGATAAAGGAGTTCAAGAATGGCTAACATTGTAGACGCCGAAGACTTTGTCAAGAAGGCAACCGTAGTATCCGACGAACCAGAAGCAATCGAAGAGTATGCGACATTGGCGGAAGAGGAGGCAGAAGCCCCTCCTGCTGAGGAAGCACCCGAGGTTGTAGAAGAGGAGTCTGATGCAGACGATCTTCCTGAGAAGTACGCAGGCAAGTCGACCGCTGAGATTGCAAGGATGCACCAAGAGCTGGAGAAGCGATTGGGTCAGCAGTCACAGGAAGTGGGAGAGTTGCGCCGTCACTTTGACGAGTACGTGCAAACCTCCATCAGTGCTCAGCAGTCATCTGCACCGGAAGCACCAGTAGAGGAAGTTGACTTCTTCGCTGATCCTGCCGCCGCTGTAGCACAGGCTATTGAGAACCACCCCACTCTGCAACAGGCACAAGCTGTCGCCGCAGAGATGGCTAAGTCTCAAGCACTGGCTAAGCTCAAGGCAAGTCACCCCGACATGGACACCGTACTGCAAGACACGGGCTTCCAAGAGTGGGTGAAGAAGTCGGAGATTCGTACCCAGATGTACAAGGACGCGGATCAACGATATGACTTTGCAAAAGCTGACGAACTGCTCAATCTGTACAAAGAGCGGGCCTCGGTAGTTGAGCAAACGAAAGCAGTAGAGAAGCAGGCTCAGAAGAACGAGATCAAGAAAGCTTCTACTGGCACGGCACGCAGTAACCCCGAGGGGGCTTCGCCCAAGAAGGTTTACCGCCGTCGTGACATCATTGAACTAATGAACACTGATCCGAAGAGATACGAAGCTCTCATGCCGGAAATCATGAAGGCTTACTCGGAGGGACGTGTTAAATAAACTAACCTTTATCTTTGGAGTAATTTACTATGGCACTCGGTTCTAACCACGTGACCAACACCACGGCCGCTACGTTCATCCCAGAAATCTGGAGTGACGAGATCATCGCTTCTTACGAGAAGTCTCTGGTCGTTAAGCCTCTCGTTCGCGCTATGTCTATGACTGGCAAGAAAGGCGACACCATCCACATCCCTAAGCCCGATCGTGGCGACGCGTCTGCGAAGGCCGCTGAGACTCAGGTAACTCTGATCGCTGGCACCACTGGCGAGTTGGTTGTTACTATCGACCAGCACTTCGAGTACTCACGTCTGATCGAAGACATCACTGACGTTCAAGCTCTGAACAGCCTCCGTCGCTTCTACACCGAAGACGCTGGCTACGCTCTGGCAACTAAGGTTGACTCTGCTATCATCGCTGAGTCTGCTGGCTTCACTGCCCAGAAGAGCTTCGTTGAAGCTGGCTTGGCTGACGAGGCTGGTGCTACCACGACTGCGTTCAACGACGCAGGCTTCCGTGAGGCTATCCAGATCCTCGACGACAACAACGTACCCGGCGACAGCCGTGTGTTCGTTATCCCGCCCGCAGTTAAGCGTGAGATGCTGGGTGTTTCTCAGTACATCTCTAGCGACTTCGTAACTGGTCAGCCCGTTGTTAACGGCAAGATCGGTTCTTTGTACGGCGTTGACATCTTCGTATCGACTAACCTCGAATCTGGCGCAGGCGAGACCAAGTGTCTCCTCATGCACAAGGACGCTATCGTCTTTGCAGAGCAGATGGGTGTTCGTACGCAGACTCAGTACAAGCAGGAGTTCCTTGCTGACCTGATGACTGCTGACACTCTGTACGGTACTGAGACTTACCGTCCGGAAGCTGGTGTTGTTCTGAACGTAGCTGTCTAATAGCTACACTAGGGGGAAAGCGCGGAGCGAGTACCC